CAGCTACATCAAACTGTGTGGAATTTAAAGTATAACCACTCCTCGGGTCGAGGCATCCCTTATTTTACTCCAAAATGAAATAACCTTTTATATTGTTTTTGACATCCCTGAAATGTTGGAAGTTGTCCCACGGGTACCAACCGCTGTTACCTTCATATCGAGGGAATATTTTCACACGCAAGCTTAAACAAAACTTGATAACGTGCGCGCAATAAAATTAACTGTTCGCGAAACAGCAGGTCCGATAAACAGATAAGATTGTCTGAAGTTACGGGCTGATTCATACCTTTCACAGAATTAACCGAAGAGGGAGGCATGTTTTTACCATAATATTCAGAACAATACACACGCAACATGCATGATCCGATCCGTAAAACCATATAACTCCCCTGGCAACGCTCGTTAGTACGTTTCACAATAGTGGGGTAACCTAAAATGACCTAAACAATCAGGAAAGTTTGCATTGGAATGATATATAGATCAACATAGGTGGAGGTAGCAATGACTGTTCCTGCTGAAAAAGTCAAAACTGCCTGGACCTCTGGGTTTGTAACCTGCCATGCACTACAAACAGTCATGTTAGTATTTGTCGAACTAACAGCTGGCGTACCATTCGTATCAGAATTAAATCCTAATAATGCTGTTGCATTCGTAGTGCCAGTAACTGTTGGGATGGTGTAAGCAGTGGAAGCACCCGACTGTGAGTATATTAGCATAAAGTTGCCAAAGAAACCAAGTGGGAAGGTAATTGTTGTACCTGTAAGGGTAATGGTAATACCATTAACCGTTATAACACTCGCTGTACCTGTACCAAAATAATGTGTGGTCGAAACACCTGTGGTATTCGAATAGTGAAAGTAATTCGAATCAATAGTACCACCAGGGTTTGAAGTCGGAATAATTGGTTTGCGTAACTCTACTTCATATGTTACCCATAATTCACCACAAACAATATTCGTACCTTGAAACCCAGACGTAGCAACACCAAATACGCCCAAATCATAAGTTTTCTGATCTTCACCAGAAGGAACTGGTCCTGTACGTACATACTGGACATTATATGGGTTCTCCTTGGGATTGCACTCAATAGGGTGACAAAAGGACTCGCTAGGTTTAGCGTCGGTTGAAAAATACTCTGAAAGGAGCTGTACTTTATTCGTGGGTGAAGCGGCCGTGGCTCTGTAATTAGTGAACATCATCACTGAACCCAAGGCAGTATTAGTAGAGGAGGCAATAGCATCAGCGCTCGTTGAAACGAACTCAAAAACCATGCCGCGAATAGTATACTCCTGGAATTGTTGTGCAATTTCAGATAACCACGGAAAAGTGTTATAAAGACCTGGATTTAGAGCAAATGTATTAAAGACATCAAAGGAATTGGCAGTTGGCCCGGAAACCACGTCTGCTAAATATTCTTTATGACGGACTATTATTGACTGGCCTGTGGAATGCATAGCTGGTATGGTGCCGTTGCTCTGGAACTTCGAAACGATAGAATTTGAGTCGAGAGTATAATCTCCCGAACCCAACCATCTCGAAAGTGATGCTCCAAGAGAGGTGCCATACTGTTTTCCTGCGTTCGAGTCGCCTGTTATGTTCCCTGCCAAGCCACCGCCTAAACCGCCCAGTTTCCGAAGGGCCCATCCTAGACGGGTCAATTCTGAAGCTGACTGACGTAAGTGGAGTGGTTTCGGAGGCGGTGGTGGAGCCTGTCTCTTTGATTTGCGTTGTGGTTTTGATTGTTTTGATTTGGTCATGTTTAATCGTTTTGTATTGGATCCCGCAAACGATTGGAACGGGACTATTCATTTCACCTCTACTAACGGACGCCGCCGTGTAGTCTCTCGGCATTTTGTTTAGCACGTAAATATTTACAATAATGTCATATAAATGACATCATAAACGTTTTGGGGCATTTAAGTGGTGAAACCCAATGGCTCTTTAGCGGCGTGTGCTGTTTGGCATTTTCATAGTTCCAAACGGACTGTAGATTATAGTCGTTGCGGACTTTAGTTAGTTTACTGTCTATCACGGACTTTCAGGATCACCATAGACATTGATCACTATTCTTAAACATTAGTGAATGGTCATCTATCTTTAGGTTCTTATAGTATTTTTCGATATATATTTGTTGTATAGGGTCAATATCGAAAGCTAAAAAGAAACTATACCTTGTCTCATTGGTAATTTTGGTATATGAACAGCGCATACCTTTACCCCAATAGAGCATGGAATGATCCCTGAGATTAGTTTTGTAACTACGTTTAACCCCTCGTCTGGATTTAATAGTAGTTCTAATCTCTTGAGCGTTTTCAGCGTACATCTTGTAGACCTCCTGGAGTATCGGTATTCCACCATGGGTGGATATCCCAGAACAAGATATAGCATGCAAGTATGATGTACGGTTAGTTGTTGAGTTGAGGTAATCTATTGAGGTGGCATCTTTAATAACGGCATTGCGTGGGTTTCTCACCATACGATAACTCCCATTAACAAAAACAGGATTCGTTTGGCAAAAATTTAATCGCTCAATAATATCATTCAATGGTTCTAATTTAAGAATCATATTAAACTTTGAGAAATACTGCTTTGCTATTCTACCAAATTGTTTAACTGTACGACGTTCGCCGATAACACTAAAGTCATCTCCACAGTTAACCACCTCCAAATCTAATTTGTTTTCTTCTTTAATATGCCAAAGAATTAAACAAACTATGAAAACTCCAACTTGCGATGTATTCATTTGTCCTGATCCAAGACCAGTCGACTTGTAACTAACATTTCCATCATGCGTTTTCCCCCGCACCTTTACATTCAATTGCATTTCACATAATTTTCTAAACTGTTCAAGTTCGAATCCATAGAAGAAAGTTGAAGCAAAGCTGTGGTATAATCGTTGAGCTTCATCGCTGATACTACTATCTAATCTTGAAACATCACCGTCAATTGAACACGGATCACGATATCTATACCATTTCCTTTGGATTTCCTTACCTAATGTGTCATAATTCAAACCTTTCATTACAGTTTTTGAGCCGAAACAATGATCAATGCAATTAAAGAAATCAAGCTCAATTGCCTTTATAAACTTGCCAAAAGACATTCCAAATCTTGGATCTGGAAATGTTATAACTCTTGGGACGGCATCCGGTTTATCAGAGGCTATATCTTTTTCTTTCTTCAGAAAAACTTTGCAATCGGCATCACTTTTGCAAACCTGGGTATGTTCAAGGCTTCGGCAAGCTTTCTCATAAACACGACGTCTACGGCCGTGATAGTGCTGGACAAAATTGTCATCAGTCATCACGGCGATAGCTTTAGTCACACCTAAGTCAAATAATTTGCGAAAATCTTTC